CTGGATAGTCTTCCCACTTGCATGGTTCAAAACCATCCTGATGGCGGGTGGCCACATTCCTTGCATCCGTCTGTCCTAATACTGACGTACGTACCCAACGATGTTTCCAGCCATCACGCGGCAGAGGGTCGGGTAATGAGCTAGGCGGCTTCCACTGTCTAGGACGTTCCGTGTTTTCACGGCTCTGCACTTCACGGGATTCGCGGCTCATAACTTTCCTTCCATCCGTAGTTTTGCCAGTTGTTTGGCGTATTCCTGAATTGGCACACCAAGGCGTTTAGCCGTGTTGGCCTCAGACTGCGTAAGCTTCAATTTTTTAGGTGGCGAGCTACGTGATGCCGGGGCAACCACCGATGCAGACCTTCTGTAAGTATCTTGGCCGGCCTGTTTGCCAAAATACTCTGGGAATTTTTCCCTCATGCGAGAGTTAATCCTCTCGTAATACTCTTCAGTCGCTGCATATTGATCGCCATGATCCCGCGTTAATTTCTTATGCAGGCCCATCGCAAAATATGTCATCTCATCATCTACCCCAGGAGCACCAGACTGTCCAAACCATGGGTTTTCGTTTTTCCAGCGCTCTGCTTTGGTATCGATGTACTGATGCGGTTGATTATATGCCTGATTATCAACGGGTTGCAACTGCTCTTGCTGAACCGGCTTGAACTGCTTGACTTTCTCAGACTTAATAACGGCCTTACTAAACTCCTCTTGTGCCGTTGCAATCTTGTCTGCGTCGCCCGTATAAAGCGCTTCTTTATACTTTCGCTTCGCCTCATCTAACTCTTTTTCAGAAGCAACCTGCATCGTCTTGATTAAGGTTGTCTCTCCTGTATTGAGCTTCTCTTTGAGCTTGTTGTTCTCATCTGCAATTTGCTTTGCATAAGCAATAGCAGCCTCTCGCTCCCTAATCGCCTCCTCTTTAGCCCTGCGCTCGTCATGCCTGGAGTGCGTGAGCTGCATGATCCTCTTCTTGACACCCTCCGAATACTGGCTAATCTCGTCTTCAGGGATGTCGGTCGGATCCTTGTTTAACTTGTTAATACCTTGGTCAGCGACCGGCGTGTCATTCTCAATCTCTACTTCGACATTGTCGCCTTCAACTTCCACTTCAATATTGTCATTCTCTGCTGCCATAACTACTCCTTTATGCGCGGCTGTAACCGCGTGGATCTTCAACAACACCTTCTATCGTGTCATCGTTGATTAAGCGGAACTCTCGTCCGTGGATTTTGAAACGCGTGCCTGAATAAGCACGTACTAATACAAAGTCACCTTCCTTGCACCATGGACCCGTCGGAAACTTTGCTGCGTCCTTGTAGCAATCCGGTCCTTGTTTAATAACAAATAAAACAACGGTGCTGAACTCTTCCAACTTCGCTAATGAGTCCGGTTTAAATAAACCATTGGTAAATTTATCTTCTACCTCTGGTAATGCGCAGAGCATCCTGTATCCAGTTGGATTCGGAAGTTGCGTTGCCTGCTCTTCAGCAGTTACTGCTTCTGACATATCAGTCATCGTATTCCTTCATACGGTTTGCAAGGTCTTGGTTAATACGTTTAGCGATCAAGAGACCTTGAATCTGACCGCAAACGAACTTGTAATCCTCAAAGGTTTTCATACTCCCTTGAGCCAATTGTTCTTCCGCATACCTAATCTGTTTATTTATTTCCAGATCCAGTGCTTCGTGGAATTCCATCTCTACCTCTTTGTATTTCAGCAGCCTTGTCAATCATTTTGACTTGGTTGTTTTGGTTGTTAATTCGCTCGTTGGATTTAATACGCTCCTGCTCAAGCATGACCTTTTGCTGCTGAGCCTGCTGCTTTAATTGCAATTCAGCAGCATCCATCGCCGCCTCACGCTGCTCTCTTTGCTGTTTTAGTTGCAATTCAGCTTGCTGCATCTGCACAACCGGGTCTTGCTGAGCTTGTGCATTCTGCTGTTGCTGTGCCATCTGTGTGTTTTGTTGTAACAATTGCTGCGCCGCTTGGGCCGCCAATCGTGACAACTGGACCTCAAAATCCTCTGGCAGTGATGTATTTGGCGCAGGTAATGGTGCGCCTAACTGCTCTTCTATCTTGCGACGATATAAGAATGCTAGGTGCTCATTAATATGAGCCTGGGAGGCAGCCATCATTTGACCAGCCATGGGGTTTTGTTGCATTTGCTGCCTTAATAACGGGTCATTTAATGCAGCTTGATGCACAGCAATATGCGCTTCGTGGTCCTGATATATAAATGCTTTAACAGGTTTCATAACCAATATATCCATATTCTCTGAAATTGGATCTCTTGGGTCCTGTTCTTTTGCAACTGGTATTAACTTTTCAATATCTTTAATACCCAATACACCAAGCATACGTTTATGTAGCTCAGGCATATCATATATTTGTGGAGATTGCGCAGCTAATTGCAATACTGCTTGATACTGTGTAACTCTTTGGGCTAACGTTGTAGCATTTGGATCAGATACAGGTATTACTTCCACCGTATCATAATCGGCTTGTTTAGCTGCACGTCCTAATGGAGAATCAACGTCATAATTGTAGTCAGTCGGTAGATAATCTCTAATAATCGACGCTAATAATTTAAATTCCTGGCGCATTGAATAATGCAAACGCGCCTGCACCGCTGACATAACCTTTAATGTGCGTTCTAATACCGCTAACGTCGTACCAACTGGGGTATTTGCGGATAAATCGCTGATTTGCATGTCTGCCGTCGCGGCAAAACGTCTTCCTTCCTCAACAATCGTACCTAAAAGGCTATATAAAACCTGGCTTGGCTCTTTATAGGGCAGCGGTAGGATGTTATCCCTGATAGAACCTGACGGAACGTCTACATCACGGAACTCTCCAGGTGCGATTGGTGTGTCGTCACCCTTAACTCGAAGCCCGCGGGACTTCAAACCACCAGGTAGGTTCGATAACGTACCCGCATCCACCAACTGGCGGATCAAAGACGTACCTGATTTAGCAAAACCACCGACCAAATGGATCAAACCAAACCCATAAAACCCGAATCCGGGTATATAGGTGTAGTGCGTATAGTGCATCCGCTTCAATTTCAGCGGGTCTTCCTCGTACCAGTTCCTTCTAATGGCCAAAATCTCACTGGTACTCTTATCAATAGTCACAATGTAAGGCAATGCTATACCTGTTGGACCATCTTTATCGCTATCTTCAAAGCCTGGCAGGTCCAAATCCACGCACATTTCAAGAATTCGGTAGCGATCGTCCATGGTCGCGGACAATCCCTGCTCCTCTGCCTTGCGTTTTTCAATATCATCAAGGACCGTCGATGGCTCTCCAAGGTCTACATCACGCCATAACCCTGCGTGCTGCAACTTTCTGACCTCATTTTTGGTCTTTCTCATGATCTGTGTGATACGTGGCGATGATCTAAGATCACTCGCGCCATATGGCACAACAATATCCTCGGCCGGGACAAACATCGACACCTGCCGACCTAAAGCAGGATCGTAATAAACCTTCTTAAATGCTGATCCAGCAAGGGAAAGTGACCACAACATCTTCTCGTGCTCCGGTCGATACTCAGGCATCTGCTCAGTTAAACGCCAATTCATATCCTCCATCACACGCTGGGCTGACTCTTCCTTTTCCTTGGTCAAACGCCCAACAATCTGCGTCTTTACCGGCCCCGAAGCAGGAAACGTCTCCATGATCGATTCCGCCTGGAACCGTACAGCCGCCTCTGACAGCAACGGATAGAACACACCACACGCCCCAGGCCATGGCTCCGTCCGATCCTCATACTTCATACCCAGTAACTTCAACCCATCGACGTAGGTATCAACCCATTCCTTCCGCGATGACTGGTCATTCTCAAAATCTTCTAGCAAATCACTAGCAATTGTCGCCAGCTCTCGGTCATCAATATACTCAGCAAGGTTTGCGTCATGATCCTCCGGCGTATCTCGCTCTGGCTCTAACGTAATCTCTAAGCCATCCACCGTAATACCGACAGACTCAGGATCTTCTATTTCGATTTCAATATCCATGGGCTCTTCAATTGCATCCAAACCCAAGGGCGCCTTATATAATGCTGGTGACATTGCCATAATGGCTCCTAGTAATAAGCAGCTTTACGTTGATAAACAGGTTCTTTATCTTCATCGTCGGATTGTAGGCTCAAGAACCCTCCAGTCCTAAATCTCAATAAAGCCTGCGTCATCGAATCCACAAGGTCATCATGCTCCCCCGCAGGAAACGCAGCAACCTCCTCAATCAACTCGTCCGCAAATTTCCTCTCCGGAACCCATATCCGCCCCGAGGCAAATAAATCCGACACCGCATTCAAACGCACTACCTTGTCGTTACCTTTCGTGGGGCTGTACTCACTAACAGGGATCCCCATACGCCTGAGTTCAAAGATGAGGGGGCTTCCCGCTGCTTTTGCTTCAACCAGAAATACATCTGGCTCCCACTCTTTGTAGGTTTCATAAGCCTTCTGCTTAAGCTCTGGGAATTCATACCGATCCTTAAATGCATCTAGCAAAATAATATTGGTATCACCCTCTTCGGTCGTCCACACACCCCATGTCGTACAAGCCGAAAAGTCCGCCCGATTACTCTTTAAAAAAGCCGTATCCCAACTCTGAATAATAAAATCCACCCGTGGCGGCCTATCTCCATCCCACCGGCGCCACCACTCCCTCTTAACAATCGCACCCTCTTCTGCCGTCGGCTGCTGCTGATACTGAGCATTCCACTTACTTACCGGAAGCTCCTCCTTCAAAGCCATCAGCTCTTCTAACTTCCAAAACTCTGGCCAAACCGGCTTACCAGAGGGCATGATCGCTGGAAGCTCTATAACCTCCCACTCATCACCACCCCTCGTCTGACTCGCTTTAATCACCTGCCCAGTAAGGTCTCTCAACGCCCATCTGGTCATGACTATGATTATGGCCCCGCCAGGTTGCAAACGCTGCCTCGGCCCAGACGTATACCACTCATATACCGAATCAAAAATATCAGGCTTATGCGCAGCTAACTTCGCCTCTTGCTCCGAATGCGGATCATCAATAATCAATAAATCAGCACCCTTACCTGTTACCGATCCACCAACCCCAATCGAAAAATATTCCCCACCCTTATTCGTCGCCCATCGACCAGCACTCTTGTTATCCGCCTTCAACTTCACATCATCAAAGACGGCGTGGTATTCCTCTGAATCAATTAAGTTCCTAACCTTCCGGCCAAAACCCACCGCCAACTCAGCCGTATGCGATGTCTGTATCACCTTCTTCTGCGGATTCTTCCCAAGAAACCAAGCCGGCAACAAGTAACTCGCAAACTCAGACTTCGTATGCCGCGGCGCCATATTAATAATCAACCGCTTATTCTTCCCATTCACCACATCCTCAAACGCCCTAGCCACCACCTCATGGTGCCTGCCCGGTATAAACCCCGGCCACATGCGCTTCACAAACCCCATAAAATCCCTCTGAGCATGTGCCTTAGCATCCTCAGCTTCTAACTCCTCTATCTCCTTAAGCAATAACCGCTTCTCATCCTCCGTAAGAAGATGAAGCTTCCCAGCGGCCGCTTTAGCCAACTGCCTAAGATCCATCCTTCTTCCTCACAACCCTAACACTCCTACTCTTCCCAGGCGTTCGCTTCAAATACCCCTGCTTACACAAACTCTTAACAAGCCTATGCACATTACTCTTACTATCCTGTAACAACACAAACCGTATATCGTCATACGACGGACCAAAGTGATACAACTCCCACCAAGTCTTCACCGCCAACAATACCTTAGCCTCCGCCTTCGTCATCCCTCAACCTCTTCTGCACCTCATCCCTAGCCTCCTCCCTCGGCTGCCACTCTATCTTCGGCACCTCCCCCATCGTCTCCGCATACCACCGCTTCGGATCCTCCCATATCGGCCTCTCCTTTTTTCTACCCCTCCCACTATGGGAACCCAAACCCTCTTCATGGGGGGCCTCTTCCTCAAAAACTCCGCCACGTGGCGGTGTTTCTCCATCTTCAAGGGGGTACCCCTCCTGCGTATCGGCAAAGCTATCGGATGGTACGTGGAGATCTGAAAAATTATTGGATGGTACGTGGGGATTATTGGGCCTAGTCGGCCCACCAGATGCCCGGCCTGTTTGTGGGGGTGGGGGTGGGGTGGGGGTCTCTCCCCCCTCCTCCGCCACCTGGCGCACCTCGACATCGATCGCCCCGAGCCTGGCGAGCTTTTCCCTAAGCTTGGCCGTGGTGTCGCTGCTCCGCTCATGCGTGACGACCGAGCGGGTTTCGAAGGCTGCAACATCCGCAAGCTTGCCCAACAATTCGAGCGCACGCAATCGGTCGCCGGGTTTTTGGGCGGTTCGCGCCTCATGCTGGAGGCTATCAACCACAAATTCCCTTATCTGAAGGGGGTTCTGAGAATACCTCAATCTCTCCACCGCCCTTTGCTGCTCGATGGCTGATTTGATCTTAGGCTGAGCGGCTATGTGGCACGCTGTAATCCCCACTGAGCGGCTATCTGCCTGAGCGTCATACGCTTTGAGGTATGCATCCCGCTTACTCGCTCCCTCTGCCATTGCTCTAACAAATTGCCTTTGCTTAGGTGTAAGGTCGATTTCAGGCATCAATACCTTATCAGCCGGTATCCCTCTACCCATTGCCTTCAATGCTGCCGCTGGTAGCTCAGGACCTTCCCTTGCCATGCTTTGCCCTTCCATTGCCGTGTGAACGTTATGCGAACGCATGATAACCGATAAGCGGCAGATTACAACAGCTGAGTGGTCGATCCTGGCTGACAAGTGGCCATTGTGTTTTGACCTATTGTCGTCAGATAATTAAGGCCTGCGCAGCAATTCATGCGCTGGTTCTAAACTTTATAACCAGGAGCACATGACATGAGATTTTATTTTTATGGAAAGCAATTTACTGATGCAGTCACGACCGCCACTCAATGCAATCCTAAGTGGAACAACCGTACAAAGGCAGCCTTTCATGCTTTTAACCCTAACGGCGTTATAGCCCTTCGCACTGCTTCAGATGATCGCATCCGGGCGCTTGTTGACTCTGGCTTTGCAAAGTCCGGGGCCCTGCTTGCTCATGGTTCGCTTAACGATTACCACGTTCGCAAGCTTTACGACTGCGCCATGAAATCCCGTGTTTCATCTTTCGATATCAACTATTACGTAGAACGCATCGAGCACGAGATCGCCACCGCAGATGCCTTCATTGATTCCATCGCCGCCCGTATCTAAGAGCACAGCCCATCGCCCGGCGTGCCGGGTTTTGGGGTGTGCTTTTGCACCATAACCAGAGAGAACCAATATGAAACGATTGATACACCGCTTAGCCCTGCGCTTTGCACCCTTCACCGTCCGAGTTTATGCGGACGATAAGACATATACGCACAAGGCGCACACCTACCGCGAAGCACTCGCATGGGCCGCCTGCTATCCCGCCCACTGGGGAAGTGTCCACATTTCCGGCCGCTTTGAACGCTTCATTGGCGCAAGGGGGAAAGCATGAGCCGCTTCGTTTTGCATTTCATGGGCGATATTGACCGCGACGAACTCAATACCCGAAGCACGCGATCGGGGGCGTTTGTCCGGGAATACGCCACCCTGGAAACGATACCCGAGCATGACCGCCGCCAATTTGCTTGGATGTTAGAGCACGGCGAGCGCGTCACAAGTTGCGGCTCATACGTTTACCAGATCCGCCCGGACCGCATACAACAAGGGCAAATGGCCCTCGAAGGGATTTAGCCATGCACTGGACCGACTCTTACGGTTTTATTGAACTCAACATAACCAAAGCGCAAGCACACATCGGGCACCATCAGGGGCAATGCGATCGAGATATAGCAGACCTTCGCCGCGTGCCTTCGATCAAGAAACAATTAGACCGGCTGGACCCCGACCGCGTGCGCGAAGTTTTGCGCGACTATGGCGCGTGGGACCAAGCCGAATTGTCAGACCATGACGCAAACCTGGACCGCCTTTTGTGGATCGCTTGCGGCGATATCGTGGAGAACCTTTAATCATGCGCAAACTAACCGACGACCCGGACGCACCCCGCCACCAGTACACCGTTTGCATCGTGGGCGAATCGACCGACTGGGTTGAGACCTTATGGGCCTGCAACCTTACCGATGCCATCGAGATAGCTAAACGCACCTGCGCCGATGATTGGCACATGTCCGGGACTAGCTCGCTTGAGGTTCGCTTTGTCATGGCCGGCGATGTTCAGATTCTCGAATATAACGACATCAGGTAAACCATGAAACTAATCACAGCCCGTTACCCTGGACGCTCTCAATCTGGAGCACCGATTAAACCCGGCGACCAGATCGCTTACGACCCACGAAACAAGCACGCATGGCTTGCTCATGAGATCGAGCCCGACTTAGACGACGAGACCGCCGAGGCCGTGGGGCGATACATGTCCACACGCAAAACCATTTCCGACCACATCTGGATTGGCAGCCGCGACTACTACCGCAACAAGCGCGGGCGCTGTGAAGATGCGCCTTGCTGCGGATGCTGCAACTTCTAAAGGTGAAACCATGAACGAACGATTTACACGCATCAAAAACGACATCAACGGCAACCCGCGCCACATCATCCACTTTTTGGACGTGGAGCCGCCCGAAATGGCCGACCAGTACCGCGAGCGATACACAATCCTTCAGCGTTACAGTATGGCAGTGCATAGCGCTAAACCATGGGGCGGTAAAGCTTACCGAGGCCGCGCCTATGGGGGCGGAATTGTTTTCACCGCTTACGACTTCGAGCTTGCCGGCATCATCGAAAAAATTAGAGACGCGAGGCGCAGCAAATGAGAGGGTTTATTTTTTACAAAGGGCGCAGCCCTATCGATAACGCCCCTATCGTGGGGATTGCCACGCTTACGAGCGCGAACGGCAAAACCGGAAACATGGTGCAAACATGGATTTTGCGCGAAGACATGCACCCGCTCGAAGCACGCCGCACCGGGGCCGACCGCGCCCATTGTGGCGATTGTCCGATGCACGCCGAATGCTATATCGAATGGGGCAAAGCACCCTCGAACGTGTGGAAAGCTTACCGCCGGGGCGGATACATGGACTTGCGCCGAAAGCCTGCGCTTATGCGCCGGATTATCCTGGGGCGCATGGTCAGACTAGGCGCAGCCGGCGATCCTTCAATGATTCCGCTTCAGTACTGGCTTCGCTTGCTCGAAACGGCCGAAGGCTGGACAGGTTACACGCACCAATGGCGCGAACCATGGGCGCAGCCGATGCGCGAGCTTTGCATGTCATCAGTGGAAACGGCCGCCGATGCCGATATTGCGCGTGCTATGGGCTGGCGATACTTTCGCGTTAAGACTAAGGCGCAGCCGATCGCCAAGCATGAGATCGAATGCCCGGCCGATAAGGGCCGCCAGTGCATCAATTGTGGCGCATGCGATGGAGCCCTTGAACCCACCGCCGCTAGCGTGGTAATCGTAGTCCACGGGCCAAAGGCGAAAGCCTTTGAAAGGGCGCACGCATGACGCTTAAACCCTTTATTCAACTGGTAACTGGAGAGAGCCCCGAGCGGGCTTTTGATATTGGCACGCACGCCGCTAGGCTTAGATTTGGAAATAACGGGTTCACTGGCACACTCGCCGACAAAGGCGACTTTGTGCTAATCCGATGCCCTAAGCACTACGAGCCACGCGCCTATGCTGAAAGCTTGATCGACTCAGCAGACGAGCGCATTGCGGAAATGTGGAGCCCGGCCGGACTAATCCAGCAGGGCCCGGGTGCTTGGTGGGCCTTTGGTTTTTCTGCCGTATGATGCGCGAATGAAAACCTCCGATTACATGGAGATACAAGAAGGCATAGCCGACATTATGTCGGCTTTGCCTGAACTATTCGACCATCCAGCCCACGCCGCCGCCGCTCTAGCGTCAGCCCTTGCCATGCATTGCAGGCTATGGGGTATCACAGACGACCAAGCCCAAGCCCTACTCACCGCCGCGCTTGCCGAGTATCGCACTCTGAAGCACTGACCGAACCGCCCTCAGGCCAGCCCTGAGGTGCAAATCATTCGCGTCCTCTCCGGGCGCATCACTTTTTACCCATGGGAAAGGCAGCTCTTCAGCAGCGCGAATGCCGGCCTCGTCGTGATCCGCAAACACAAAACCCTTTTTCACTTGCTTGCCCACGTGCGCCAAGTTGTACGCACTGAAGCAAACAATCACCGCGGCATCGGAATACATCGACCGCAGCGCAGCCTGAATCGACAACCCCGTCGCATATCCCTCACACAACCACGACACCGCCGCGTGGCGATTCCCCAGCACAAAGACCGCATTCTTCGTCCGCCCGCCTGGCAGAAACTTCTTGCTGCCGTCCGCCTTGATACGCTGTACGCTCGTGGGCTGGTAGGTTTTGAAGTCCCTCATGGGTACGATCAGC